TAGTAGATGGCACAGATTACACTGCCACTAATGGCTCTACTGTTACACTAGAAACAGGTGCTACTGAAGGTGATCAAATTGTTATTGTGTCCCACGGTAGCTTTGAAACAAGTGATACAGTAAGTAAGGCATCTGGTGGTACGTTTGCTGCAGCTATGAATTATCCCGGCGGTGCAGTTACTGGTAATGTTACATTTGGAGATAGCAATAAAATATTAATGGGTGCTGGCTCAGACCTACAGCTTTATCACAATGGATCTGCAAGTTATATAACTGACCAAGGCACTGGAAATTTAGTTTTAGGTGCAGCAGATAGCATTATTTTTCAAAATGCAGCACATAATGAGAATATGTTGGTGGCAAGTCAAAACGGTGCAGTTAGCCTTTATCATGACAATGCAATTAAACTAGCCACAACAGCCACAGGCATAGATGTTACAGGTGCAATTACAGTAGGTGGTGCAGCTTTAGGCAGTGGAGGTATGGAGTTTATAACTTCTACTGATATTAGTAACGCCTCAACAGCTTCTTTTACAGGTTTTGATGCAAGTAAGTATGACTCTTATTTATTTACTTTCCACGCAATAGAAAGTGCTAATGATGGTGTAGTTTTTTATGCAAAAACAAGCTCTGATACATCTTCTCATAGTTATGACGGCGGGTCAGGTAATTACGTTGGAGAACAAGTTTTTCAGAGTGATAATAGTAATACTACATCATATTTAAGTTATAGTACTTTTGCAGCACTCACATCAGCAACAAAGCCTTTAGGTACAGATAGTCCTGAACCTAGTACCCTTAATGGAACAGTGGAAATTTTTTCCCCACATCTATCTAAATACACTTTGTTAGAAAACAATTTTGCGTATATTTCTCAAAATGATCAACATACAAGGTCTGCTTCATCAATATGGAGAGCTGAAAATGCACAAGTTAATGCTATTCAGTTTTATATGAGTGTTGGTAATATAGCATCAGGAACAATTACCATGTATGGCAGAGTAAATTCATAAGGAAACAGAATGTCAGGATATATAGGCGCAATACCTACCCCACAGGCTACACAGAGTCGGGACGTATATACAGCCACATCAAATCAAACTACATTTACTACCCAAGGGTATACGCCTAACTTTGTTTCTGTATATCTTAACGGGGTACACTTAGCTAGGGCAGACTTTACAGCCACGAATGGGTCAGACGTTGTGTTGGCCTCTGGTGCGGCTGCAGATGATGTAGTAGAGATTGTTTCTTTTGGTACATTTCAATCAGCAGATGCTTTGCCCTTAACTGGTGGTACTGTAACAGGTACAGTAAATTTTCCAGACGGAAGTATTAGTATATCAGATTTAGATATTGATGGGGGTACTGATATTGGGGCTGCATTAGTAGACGCAGACCTAATGGTTGTTGATGATGGCGCAGGTGGAACAAATAGAAAAGCCACTATGTCACGATTGGCAACGTACATGGGTACTAAAGGTCTTGGTCCTGCATATACTAGAAGTGCAACAGCCCCTAGTTCTCCAAATGAAGGAGATTTTTGGTATCATACTGGTATGAATGCTTTGTTTATTTATGACGGAACTAACGGTTGGATTACTGATTCTGAAAGAAAATTTGGGTCAGGTATTTTTATAGGAGCAAATACTTTTAGTTTACTTGCAGTCAATGACGCCAGAATAAGAAAAATCAGGTTTGAGCCAGAATCTGAAATGGCAATAGATCAAGACGAATTTGTTTCTCATACGTATACTGATGCCGCAAATTCAATGCAAGCTGTTTCTAATAGTTCAAGAGGTGTATTTACACAAGCCGACGCAGCTACAAGTAACGCATATGCCTATGTAACTATAGGAACTAATGGTCAAGCCTCTAATTTTGGAAATGCTAGTGTTATAGTCAGAGAGGGTATAGGTTGTGACCATGCCACCAGAGGAATATTTGCCAATGGTGCTACAACTGATTCTACTCCCCTAAATTCTATGGAATATATTACTATTGCTAGTACAGGTAATGGTACTGACTTTGGTGATCTTACTGTAGCAAGGCGTTATTCAGGTTCTCAAGCCATAGCAAATACTACTCGTGGTGTTTTTTGTGGTGGCTACTCAGGGGCTACTGAAGACGTTATGGACTATGTAACTATAGCTTCAACAGGTAATGCCACTGATTTTGGTAATTTAACTTCAGGGCGGTATGGCCTTGAAACAGCAAATAGCATTGTTAGGGGGCTTATTTTTGCTGCTGAAGCTGGGGCAACAGGAATAGATTATATGACTATTGCTAGTACAGGTAATGCTTCAGACTTTGGCGATCATTTAAGTACAACATCAATGGGGAACGGTTGGTGTGTTCATAATAAACTTTATGCTTATTATAGTAGAGAATCCATTGGAACTCAAGAAAAACATACAATAGCTACTGCTGCTAATGCTACTGTTTTTCAATTTTCAAATGTAGCATTAGCAACAGCTTACACACATGCTCCCATTAAAGGTTGGATTGCTGCAAGTGGTTAATTGACAAACTAAAATATATAATATATAATACTGTTTGTTTAAAACAGAGGAAACCTAATGAACGACTTAACACTACTAACACAAGAAAATATGTTACCTATTGCTGGGCCTAATGTAAATGTACCAGCAGTTAAAAAGGTTACAGAAAATTTACCTGCACTTACTGAGCAAGCTAAGGCATTTGGTAGCTCAAACAGCCAATCTATGTTGACTAATATGACCTTAACCATGATGAATGGTCACAGTCCTATGAGGATGTTACGTCAAGTATTAGCAGAAACAGAATCTCGTAGAAAGAACTTAGTTAGTGCACAAGTAAAACATGCAGAAGCTATAGAAAGATTAGAAAAGTTAGAGTCAATAGTTAATCCTACTAATATAGAGATTGCTAAGTTACGTGAAGCTAAGATTCAATTAGAAGACATGGAGACTGCAGTTAATGGCTCCTTTATAGATATAGCTGTTTTAGTTGATGCCTATGAAAACATTAAAGAAAAGCATGGCATTGGTGAGTGGGATGCTTCTATGTTTGAAGCAGAAGAAAAACGCCACCACATTCGCAGAGGTTTTGAGCATCTGTATAGAAGCATGGTTCAATCTGGAGTGTCCTCAGAAGGACCGACTGAATACTTAATGCAGTATGGCGTACACCCACAGCAAGCAACCTTAGAGGTGATGGGTTACATAAAGCATACAGAGCAACGTATTATTAAAGGTGAACGTCTTAAAGGTAGTGACTGTGAAGACTTCCTAGATAAAATGGCAGACAGGTATTTAGATTGTGCTGATGATGTAAGTGAAAGAATATTTGGCAAGACTGAGACTACTAATACAGACTACATGAGATTGTTGGAGGCTGCAGAATGATACTAGAGTATAAGATGGTTAAGACTCAAGAAGGTATGCAAGTACCTCATTGGATTGAAGATGGGGGTTACTACGGCAAGCCTGACTTTTCGTTTGTAGGTTGGTCTCCTGATGATGATGTTCGTGAGTACTACATTCCAGATACTGTAACTATACTTACTAATGAGCAATTTATTGCTAGGGTGGTAGCATTAAAAGATAGTAACACTACAGAAGAACAAGCTACGGCCCAAGCTAATGCTTGGATTACGGCTAGAAGCTAATGGATATAAACTGGACATTAGTAACAATAGCAGGAGCATTACTAGCACAGGGTGCTGCTGTAGTATGGGCAGTGTCCAGTATGGTATCAGACATACAGTATAACAGGGCTGAGATAGCTGATGTAGAAAACAGCACAGCAAGACTAGCTGATGATATACATGAGAATGACGTAATGATTGCACGTATTGATGCAAATGTAGAAGCAATCAAGGAAGCATTAAATGTGGTTACAACTAATCACGCAAAGAGATAATTAAATGATTGACCCCGTTACAGCTTTTGCTGCAGCTAATGCAGCCTTCAAAGGGGTCAAGATGCTAGTAGGTGCTGGCAGAGAAATACAAGATGTATCACAGCAACTAGGTGCATGGTACGGTGCAGTAGCTGACATTACTAGGGCTGAGTCCCAACGTAAAAACCCTACATGGTTAGACAAGCAGACACACGGTACTGACAACATAGAACAAGAAGCAATGGACATTATTGTTCGTAAGAAGACATTGCTTGAGAAAGAAAAAGAAATAAAGTTTATGTTAGACTACAGGTTTGGTCTTGGCACATACGATGAAATGTTAGGTATGCGTAGACAAATACGTAAGGATCGTGAAGAGACTGTATATAAAGCTATGGAAGCTAAACGACAAATACAGAATAACTTAGCCATAGCTACTCTTTCGTTCCTAATTCTTGGTACATTAGGTGGGGGCATTTATTTAGTAATACTAGGAGTTAGTTAATGAGTGTACTTACAGTTATGCCTTTAGTGTTGGCAGGTTTATTAAGCAGCCCTGAGTTTGTAATATGCCAACTAGCAAAAAGAGTAAAGATAAGAGAAGAAAAGGTTTGCATTTACCGTGGCCCTAATGGTACAATAGGATATCATTATCCTAGTTATAGTTTCAAGGAATGCCCAAAACAATTTATGTGTAGATACACACCTAATGCTAAGAAAAAAGTAAGTGTTCAAGATATACTTGACGGATTAAAAGATGGTTTTGAATGATAATAGATAATAGTAAAGCTATTGCAGATGGATTACAATTATTTATTAACAGTAGTATTTATAACAGATACAGACTTAAAGATATAAATACATATTTAGTTTTACCTGTTAATAATAATAAAATTAGAATTTTTTATCAGCAAGATCAACCTATAGGATTAATAACTTGGTGTTGGTTTACAAAAGAAAAAGCAAACAAATTTTTACAATATAAATATGACCCTGTTGAAGAAGACTACAAGAGTACAAAAATAAATAATAAACAATTATGGTGTTTAGATTTTATTTCTACTAAAGGAAAAGCAAAGCAAATGATAACTTCAGTTAGAAAAGAACATGCAGAAATATATGGACATGGTAAAGTACACTGGCGTAGATTTTCTAATCCTACTAAAGAACACAAGAAAGAATTTTAATTATGTTGTATAATCCTTTTATGCCTAGTGTTAAACTTAACAACCGTATTACTTTTGGTGGTGGGGGTGGAGATGCACCTGCACCTGTAGTTGCTCCATCGCCTGTTGCAGTAACACCTCCACCTCCCCCTCCTCCTGAGTTTACTTCTACTTATCCAGAGCTTGCAAATCAAAGATTTTCTACTGAAGAAGCTAAAACTACTGCTGAAGCTACTATTGATAAACAAAAAACAGATGCTAGTACTGCTGTTACTGGTGCTACTCAGTATGCTCAAGATGTAGGTAATGATGTTAATACTGCATCTAGAAATGTACAGAGTAAAATTAGTACTCTTCAACTAGAACTAAATAATCTTCTTACTGCTGATCAAGCTAACCCTCAAATAGCAGCAGCAGTAAAATCTAAACAAGATGAAATAACTAAAGCACAAGCAGAGCTATCTAATCTTAGTGGCATTTTGCAAACACAAATGGTTCAAGGTCAAGAAGACCTAATGAGAAATACTCTTATTAACCCAGCTTCTGTATTACAAAAAGCACAAGTAACTAATATAAATCCTAATGCTGCTGGTACTAATATAGACCCTAATACAGGAAAAGTACCTGATGTAATTACTCAGTCTTCTAAAGATGCTACAGCTACATCTATGGCAGGGCCAACAGATATTACTGCTGCAGGTATTGCTGCTAAAACTGCTGTAGATCAAGTAGGTCAAGCCTTAAAAAATATTACTCCTCAACAAGGTACAGTATCAGATGAAGCAACTATTGCGGCAGCAACAATGGACCCTAGCACTACTGCTGTAGGTAATTTAACTGCTGCACAAGGTACAGCTAATCTTATGAACAATCCTGTTCAAAGAGAAATCCAAGCAGGTGAACTTGTTTCAGGTGCTGCTGATGCAGCTAAAGCTGCAGTGTTTACAGAACAAATCCAAGCTGCTACTGCAAGCCCTTCTGATAAAGCTACAGTACAAGGGCAGCTTACTGGACTTATGGAAGACTTTGAGGGTGGAGCCACACCAGCATGGGCCGCAGGAGCCATGAGGACAGCCACAGCACAGATGGCTGCACGTGGACTAGGGGCTAGTAGCATGGCAGGACAAGCCATTGTACAGGCCACTATGGAAGCTGCACTACCTATTGCAGCAGCAGATGCTCAAACTGTTGCAGGGTTTGAAATGCAAAACCTTAGCAATCGTCAAGCTAGGGCAATGCTTGCAGCACAGCAACGTGCTACATTTATGGGTATGGAATTTGATCAAGACTTCCAAGCAAGAGTTTCTAATGCTGCTAAGATTAGTGACATAGCAAACATGAACTTTACTGCAGAGCAACAGATTGCACTAGAAAATAGTCGTGCTGCTAACAGTATGAACATGGCTAACTTGACTAACAATCAAGCTATGGTAATGGCAAATGCATCATCCATTAGTCAGCTTGAAACTCAAAACTTAACTAATCAACAGCAAGCTGCAGTACAAAATGCTCAAAATTTCTTGGGTATGGATATGGCTAATTTAACTAATAGGCAGTCAATAGAAGTATTTAAAGCACAATCGATGCAACAAACTATCTTAACTGATGTTGCAGCAGAGAATGCAGCTAGACAGTTTAATGCTACTAGTGAGAATCAAACTACTCAGTTCTTAGCTAATTTAAATTCTCAGATTGCACAGTTTAATTCTTCTCAAGCCAATGCTATTTCTCAATTTAATGCAGGACAAACTAATGCTAACAGAGAATTTGTAGCTAAGTTACAAGAGCAACGTAATCAATTTAATGCTACTAACTCTTTAGCTATTGCACAAGCTAATGCTGTATGGAGACAAAACACTTCTACTTTAAATGCTGCTGCAGATAATGAAGCTAATATGGAGTTTGCTAAAACAACTAATGGACTTACAGCAAAAAGTATTGATGAAGTTTGGCAAAGAGAACGAGACATTATGGATATGTTTTTTAACTCAGAGGAAAGTGCTAAAGATAGAACACTTAGTCTTATGGTTGCAGATAAAGATGCTGATGCAGCTAGAATGCAGTTAGAGTATGCAGAAGAAAGAGATAAGACAAGTACACTTATGAAATTCTTTTGGCCTTTTTAATTAGGAAAATACAATGGTAGAACGAAACAGATCAGGATTTAAATATCGTGGCAACACACAACCTAAATATGAAAGAGGTAGTATTCTTAAAACAGCTAATAGAACTAAAGCTTTTGTAGATACTTTACCTAATACTATGTCAACATTTAATAATGCTGTAGATACAGATATGAGAAATAGTATTTTTGATATTATGGAAAAACTACAGAAAGAAGAACAAGTTACTCCTGTAACTAGGGCTGATGGGTTTGGTGCTACTGACATGGCAGGTGGTGATTGGGTTAATGTATCTACTAAAGCACTAATGAAGTTTGAAGGTTTTAGAAGTGAACCTTATGATGACCGTAAAAAAGGTGCAAATAAACCTGTATGGAGAATAGGTTATGGTAGTGATAAGTATATGGAAAGAGGTAAAATTTTTACTGTAGATCAAGACACAAGAGTAACTGAAGTTCAAGCTAAACAAGACCTTGACCGTAGAATTAAAACAGATTTTTTACCTATCATTAAAAATAATATAGGTGACTCTTGGGATGGACTAAGTAATAATACTAAAGGTGCTATTATGTCTATCACTTATAACTATGGTAGAGTGCCTAACAGAATTAAAGACGCAATAAATACTGGTGATACAAATAAAATATCTACAGCTATTAGGTCTTTAGCAACAGACGATGAAGGAATTAATAGAGATAGGAGATTAGCTGAAGCAGAACTAGTAATGCTTCCTGATTTTAACTCTGATTCATTAATGAAAAGAAGGAATAAATAAGTGGCACTAGATAGAGAAATAGACCTACCTCAAAACACAGTGCCTATTCCCGGACAATCTCTATTAAGAGAACCGGGTAATGCACCCTATGAACGTCCCTCTGAAATACAAGGTAAAGATGCAGTAGAAAAAGTATTAATGGGGTACATGAACCATCTCAATGATGCTGAAGTTTTAGATGGTGCTATGGGATTACTTGAGCAAGGTATGAGTGTTGAAACTTTAATTCAAGGTATGTTAAGAGGTGGTGTTGCTGAAGGTGTACACAGTGTAGATATCAGTCTTATTATTCAGAAAACACTTGAGAATTTTATTATTAATGTTGCTGATGCAGTAGGTATTGATTATGTTAAAGGTGATGAAAAAGAAGACTTAGATACTTCAGATGCTGAACTTTCTAAAATGGCTAGAGAAGACAGACCTGATAGCCCTGATATGTTTGCACCGATAGATGCAATAGAAGAAATAGAAACAGAAGAACCTGTAGAAAAAGATGAGCCTGTACGTCAGGGTCTTATGGCGAGAGGATAGTTAGATGGCATTAGGTTTTTGGGCTGGCGTTAGGCAGTATGATGTTGAAAGAACTGCAGCAGAAAAAGAAAGAAAAGAATTTCTTGCTAATCAGTTACTTAAAACTAAAGAGATAGTTTTGCCAGAGCTTATTAAAAGAATGGATACCCGAAGAAAAAAAGGTAAAGCTAAACAACAAAGAGTTGATGATGCAACAGGTATAGGATTTACACTACAAACAGCTACTGCTTTAGAAAGAAGTGGTCAATTGGAAGATGTTCTTACAAGAGTGACAGACTTACGTAAGAATGAAAAACTTAATCCTGAATATATACCTATGTTAAATGAGTATGTAAATAATAAACTTTCAAATGATGCTGATCGTTTAGCTGCAGTGCAAGAAGGCTTAGGTGGTAACTCTTATATAACAGAAGATGAACAACTTCAAGGATTATTAGCTTCTGTTTCTGCTACAGATGAAAGTTCATTTAGTGAAGCTATTAAAAAACTATCTCCTACACAAAATAAAACACTTACAGATGTTGACCCTTTTAACTTTGCTCCGGGAAAAGGCCAAACTATTTCAGAGTCAGATAAAAGAGCAATTAAAAATAGATTAACAAATAGTTTAGCAGATGCTCTTGATATACGTGTAATAGAAACTGGTACAGGTGAAGACATGTACAGATCGTTTGATGACGATAGTGCTAATGCATTAATATCTAAAGTTACAGATAGTATTTTAAATTTTGAAACAAGTCTTGACTTTACACTAAGTAGAGATACTTTAGTAGCAGAAGCAGTAGAAGTTATGGAAGCTTTAAGTCCAGCTTTAACCTCTGAAACAGGTAAACCTTTTGGCACTGCTACAAACCCTCAGTTTGGCACAGAATGGGCAGGACAAAACTTTGCAGAGGCATATAAAAGGAATCTAACTTCTGATTATACCTCTCCTTTAAATCCTGTTGATATATGGGGTCCATATATTAATCCAACTACAGTTCCTGTTATGCCACCTCCTCAAGACGGTGGTGAAGAGGAACCTATTGACCCACTTAATCCTACATAATAAAGTTAGAGGAAACTAATTAATGGCACAGTACGTAGATGCTGCACAAGATAACTACTTTATGGATTTAGTTGAAGACGAAACTTTTCAATCTGATCTTAAAAGTTTTTTTACTGGTGGTAGGTATAACTATTCACCAGAAAAAATAAAAAAGTTAGGTGTTGAAGGATTAGCTGATAACTTTGTAGAGCATATGCGGTTTCAAAACATGAATGAAACCACAGCAGTAAAAGATTTATTGTATGTAAAAAGGGATTATAGTACGCCTAAAAACCAACAAGACCCTGAGATTATTAAAAGAGATAATAAATTTAACGAAGGTAAACAAGCTTTTGGTAGATTAATGTCAGCTTATGATATTAGTGAAGGTGGTGGTACTGGGTGGTTTGAAGGTGCATGGGATTATGGAAGGGCTTTTGCAAGCTCCCCTTCTACATTAACTACAGTAGGTACAATGGGCTTTGGTATCGGCACTAAGATAGCTGCTCAATTCTCTAAGAAAGCTACACAACTAGCTATACGTGCTGAAATATCTCGTCAACTACGTAAAGGTGTGTCAGGTACTGCAATAAAAGAAACACTTAAAAAGAACTTAGGTACTGAAGCTCTTAAAGATGGAGTTAAAGCATTTGCTTTTGAAGGTACTATGGGTGCTGGTGCTTCTTATGCAGAGAATGAAACAAGGGAAGAAGTAGTAGAAGGTTATGAGTATGGTGCAGGAGATATTATTATAGATGCTACTATAGATGGCACACTTGGTGCATCAGTAGGTTCTTTCTTTGGATTTCTTGATAATAAATCTAACAATAGGGCCATTGACCTTATGTACGATAGTGTAAAGGATGGAGAAAACACAAGAAAGATAGCATTAGAAGCAGCAAATAAAACTATTTCAAAAGCTAAACCTGATTTGTTGTCTGAGTCTATTGATGATATAGTTCAAGTAGCATCACTATTTAAAGCTAAAGAACAAGGGGTTAAGCTAGAAAAACTAGATGAAGATTTAGTTGCACTAGGTGATGGTCTAAGAAGCCTTGTCCTTTCATCTGAAATTAATCAAGAGCTAACAACATCATTAAGTTTAGATACTATTAAAGGTGTAGTGGGTGCATCTCTTGATATTAAAAAATCATTAAAGATGAAACCCGGAGAAAGAATTTCTACTGTATTAGCTAGAGCTATTGCTGATGGTAAGATAGATACTCCAGCCCTTGAAACAATTAAAAATAAATATAATATTAGTAATGAACAATTCTCTTATATCTTTTTGTCTGACTTGTCACGTGCTGGTAAAGTCTTGCAATCAGGGTCAGCAATAAAACAAGCATTACTAAACATGGATGTGTTATCTAAAGCTAATGTATCTAGTATTACTGATATTGAAGCAGAAGAAATATTTAAAACTGCTGGTGGAAAAGTAGCAGGTACTCCTAAGAAACCTAACATAGGAACTAAAATTGTTGAAGGGGCTGTCGAGGGTGCTAGACAAGCAGACTCTTTACGTATTGCCTTTATGACCTCACAGTTAGGTACTACTGCTGCTAATGTAGGCACAGGTGTTTTTAATTTAACAGTAGATATCTCTGATCAATTCTGGAAAAATGTACTTAGAAGTACTGTCGGGGAAACTATGGCTGATGGCTCTGTAAGGAGAGGTTGGGTTAAAGGTACAACATCTATTCTAGGTGGTATGTCTTTTAGTAAGGCAGAGTCTATAGCTTTAAAAGGTTTGTTACAAGAAGAAGCACCACTAGCATTTCGTGATTTGTTTTATGAAACAACTAGGTCAATGGACTTTGCTAATGCATCAAGTACTTTACCTAAAATAGGTAAGTTTTTTAACACGTTAAATATTGCAACTGATTCTGTATTTAAAGAAGCAGCACTGTATGGTTCTTTAGATCGTAAGCTAAGGGAACAAGGTAGTAGTCTAGGAAAGTTTTTAACTGCACGAAAAGATAATGGTGCACCTATGAGACTAGAAGATTTACCTGAAGATACATTAGCCTTTGCAATAAACGAAGCTAAACGATTTACTTTCCAAAAAGATTTTAAGAAAGACACTTCTTTGTTTGGTGCTGGTGCAAGGAACTTGCAAAAGCTACACCATAAATACCCCTTCCTTATTTCTGTTGGACTAGACACACCCTTTCCACGATACATAGCAAATCATTTAGAGTATGCTAATGACTATAGCTTTATAGGTACTGCAACAGGTGGTATGAAAAAGCTTGATGAAATGATAGGGGGTTTTAATAACCCTGACTATGAGGGTATAGGTGGAGACAAGTCAAAGCTCTTTGGTGGTGATCCTTTTAAAACAAACTTAGATCGTGGTGCAAGGCAGCTTACAGGTGCTATGATGGTCATGGGTGCTACTGCTTATGCAGCAGAAAAAGAAGGTATGATTGACTTTGATAGACTAGTTTCAGATGATGGTGGTGAGACTGATCTTAGTCGTATGGCTGGGCCTTTTGCTATCAATCTCCTAACAGGTGATTTAATATATAGGTACCTGGCTGGACTACCTTTAAATTCTAAAGCTTCTCTTGATACAGTTAGAGAAATATTAGGCGGTGTACCTGATTTAAGTAAAGGTGCTTTTACTTTTGAATTTGAATTGATAAAAAATATTAGTGACTCCTATAAACAAGGAGAAATGTCTGAAGGTTTAGAAAAACAATTAGGTAATATAGTTGCTACCTTTAGCTACCCACAAACATTTGCAAAAGATATCTATGGTCAGTTTGAATTTAAAGCAGCAGGTAGTCCTTACACAAGAGATTTAATGTTAGAAGGTGAAGAAGGTGGTGTATCAAACTATGGAGAAAGAAACTATTTAGAAGATATAATAGGAAGTAACGTATTTAAAAACCAAGCCTCAAGATTTTTAATAGACTTACCTATCTTTAGTTATACACCTTCTTATTCAAGAGGAGAGAAAAAAGGATTTGATTTTAAAAGGTGGACACCCTTTAATGAAAACCCTGTAGGTTCTTGGAACCCAATAACTAAATCTTTTGGTGCAGTACAAGAACCACCAAGTTCTACAATACAAAAAGAAATGACATTGTTAGGTCTTAAAGGTTGGAAGACTTATAGAAGAAATAAAAAAGATGTAAACCCAATGGTTGCTTATCTTGCAGAGTATACAATGTCTCAAACTATGTCACCTAAATGGGATGTATGGAAAAAAAGTTTTGATTTAAGTACAACAATGCCTATTTACCCACCGGGTACTACGTATGATAGCCTAGGTGATAATTACGAAAATAAAAGATTACTCTTAGAAGGTTTTATTGAAAGTCAAATTGCAATCAATGTTGATGCTGCAAGATCAAGACTTGATAAAGTTTCATCAGACCCAAAGACACGTAATAAATATGCTGGGTATATTAGAAATATATATGCTTTAAAGAAACATGAATTTCAGGCAGATGGTAAAGACTTAGATCAAGTGCTTAGAGCTTTCCCTGAAAAGTTTAAAGGTTTTGATAATGCTAAAGACTATATAGAAAATTCTGGCAGTGTTGCAGAAGAACTAAATAGGCGTCAACAAATTCTAGACTATGTAACTAAGTATGTTCTTGATAGTGATCTTGGCCTCAAGAAAGAAGCCAAGAAATTTTAATAGTCCTCTAACATAAAGTCTGCCCACTCATATGCAGTACGTCTTACCTCAGACATATTTAAAGCCCCTCTACTATTAGCTAGTATACCAGCAAGTGCTTGACCTGCTAGATACCTGCGTGTAGTAAGGGGCTTTAATGTTTTAGAGTTAGTCTTTTTTGCCTTGTACTTTTTTGCCTCGTTCTCTAGTTCTTTGCTCATAATCTTTTACTTTTTTTAGATTAGAGAAGTATGCAGTATTAAACCCATACTCCCAACTCCTATTGTTGTTACTGTTTACTGCGTAAGGATTACCCAGTTTACCAACTCTAAAGGATTTTTGTCCTTCATCATAGGGATTCATTGTCACTCTCCTCTGGCGGTTCACTTTCATATTCTTGAATTAACCTGTCTAAATACCAACGTGCTTTCTTTAAGTCTTGTAACCCATTCTTGTAGGGCCATCTCCAAAGATACTTAAAAGCATTCTGCCAACAGTATGCTTCATGTGCTGATACATTTAACACACCATCTGCCATAGCTCTCATAGCATCAATACACTCAAGACCTGATTGATTATAGTGTTCAGGGCGGTCAACAGGATCAAAGGGGTCTGTTATTTTAGGTAATGTCCACTTAGTCATAGTATTACTAACTCCGCATTAGTGTAAGGAATGTGAAAAAACTTCTCACCTTTCCTAATATATTTACCTTTAGCTTCTGCTAGGCTTTCTTCAGTAAGACAAGTGTCTTTTATTCTCCATGCTTGCTTCATGTCCTTTCTAAACACATAAAAATTTAATACTCCATTCTGTTCTGCATACATTTTAACAAGACGTTTCTTTCGTTCTGGTATTCTAATCTCAGCCCAATGTGAGGGCCAATCATTAGTCCAAGCTACCTTTACTTCTGCCTCGTTGTAGTAAGTAATACCATCTTTTTCTGAGACTACATCAGCATTGTAATCTTCTTTGTCACTTAAGATAGTGTGACCATTATTACTAAGAAACTTTATTAGTTTTTCCTTTGCTGCGTTGTCATAAGTTTCATATAGTTTCTTACTGAAAGGTCGTTTAATCATGTCGATTCCTTACTTAGTTACAGGGTAACAATATCATTGCATAAAGTTCATGTCAATACCTATGTTCCTTTATCTACGTTAAAAGGGAAGGAAGTACATTGACTAATTGCTTCTGCACTTTCGTTTGGTCTTGAATTGTAAAGCCTTAGCATATCTGCCTCTCTCCATTTTTGACAAGACTCTTCACTTATAAAGGCTGTATTTGGTGAAAATACTATAAAAGTTTTTTCACTTGTTGTTGGTTCTATCATCATCATTACTACTGTATAAACCCATACCATTTTGTGATATCCTTTCTAGGTTATGTCTACCATTTCACATACATCACCAGTACATGCCATAGTCTGCATACCACTAGTGTTATCTGTCTGCTCGTAAGTAGATAGTTTAGTCCAATCAATTTTAATAGGTGATTTATCTACCATATCATAGAAATTTTCTTTTGTGCATTCTTGATATGGTGCTTGCTGATAAGTGTGTTCATTAAAAGGTAGGAAAGATACACCAGACATTTCATCAAAGTGTTTAAATACAAAGGCTCCTACCTCTAACCATTCATCTGCCTTTACATTAATAGTTACACTAGGCTTATGCTCACACCAATGACGTTGATATACCAGCCACATTTCTAGCTGTTGTATTGCTGTCATGTCAGCCGTATGTACTGCACCAATAGGTGACTGCATAGGAAAGCTAAACACTGTAGTAGCATCAGGCTTCATTACATCAGGCTCACTAGGAATACCTTGATCAATCATAAACTGTGTTAGTGGGTCTTTATTATCTCCACGCACAGTACGGATATAATAGGGACTGTGACGAGCATGAATCCCAGAAGATGAGTCAACCAGTTGGGAAACTGTTCCACTTGGCTTGTTGCAAGTAATAGCAGTGCTATGAGGGATACCAAGACGGTCAGCCCACTCAGCATTAGTAGAAATAGCCACATTTTTTAGATGCTCCAATGTTTTAGACAGCCCTTTGTTTTCTAGGGTCATTAGTTTGTTATCCATTACCCCTGTGAGTGACACACCAAGCAGACGTTCTGCTTCTGTATTGGTGTTCCACACTTTTCGCAAGTATGGGAAGTGTGTGTATGTAGATTGTATTGTTCCAAGTACAGTTGCAAGACGGACTTTTCTTGCAAGGTCTTCCAGACTATCGTTAGCACGGATGACAACTTCCGTAAGGTTACAGAACTGATTTGGCCTAAGAATGATTTCCGAACATGGGTTTGTTCCAAACTCGTAGCAAGTCTCCCGTCTTCCATTTTTGGATGCTTGTTTAACCGAAGCCTCTCTATTAAATATACCACGTTCACCACTCCCACTTTCCATAAGGGCTGTCCACTCACGCATGAATGCCATACTATCAGGTTTTTCTGTATAAGAAACTGAGTTATTAGCTAAGGCTCTATGCCCTGCGTTCTCCCACCAGTTACCTGACTTGGCATGACGCATACGATCATCAGATAGATTAGATAAACTAATCATAGCACTGCGTCTGACACCACCTACCACTACTACCTCACCAATCTTACACATAAGATCATGACACTCTAGGCTAGATAACTTACGTCCTTCTGCTTGTCGAAAGGTAGTAACAGCAAAGTTAAACAAATCAATCAATGGTGCTGGGCCTGATGCCCTACCACCAAATGTCTTTAGTCTTGCACCTGCTGGCCTGACTTTAGATACATCCCACTTAGGGATTTCACCAGCCCATAGGAGTGCCAATACTTGTCTAAGACCTTTAGCCCATCCTTCCTTGCTATCCTTGATGACAACAGTCGTTTCAGACTCGAAAAGACTAGGAACATCAGGGAGTTTAGTGATGAACTGTCTCTCAACACTGAAACCAACCCCCGTCCCACAAAGGAGGATGAACATAGCCTCATCGAAAGACTTAGGATCATCTACGGGTAGATAGCTACAGTTATACATACAAGTATTGTCACGATCTGCAGCTTTACCTGCTGTCATCATTGACCTCATACTGGGCATAACCTCAAGGCTAAGTATAGCATCCCGCATTTCGTCTAGGTCAACAGGCTTAAGCCATTTCTTAGCTATGTTTTGCAGGTATCGTTCTACTGTTTCTCCCCATGTTTCTCTACGTCCTTCATCATCTAACCATCTGGCATAACGACTAGTAGCAATAAAAGTTTGATAGTCTGTTGGTAAATAATTACTATTCATCGGTTGTCTCCACTCCCCTTAAGAGTTCCTCTGGCTTCTCTACTATTTAACTTCATCATATTCTGTAACATAACATGTGTAAGATTAGCATTATAATAATTAGCTAGTGCAGTGGTGTAGAACAGCACATCACCTAACTCACCTATGATAGCTTCAGGTGTTACTTTTAGTTTGTCCCTGATGCGTTTCTTAATTTTACCTGCTACTTCTCCTGCCTCTTCACACAGACCAAGTACATTTTCATTAAGTCGATCTTGAGGATCAGTAATGATCTTGTCTTCTACCCATTTGCTGTAGTCATCAAAGTTCTGCATGTCTTCTTTACTTATCATATTTATTTACCTCGCATTCAAGTATGTTGATATCATCTATATCATACATAGCATTTAGTGTTAGCTCTTTTAAAATTTCAGAGTGGTTGTCAATGCCTACCTCTAAGAAGTTTGCATTCTTGTCTACTTTTATTTTAAGTGAAAGCTCATACTCCATAGTGAAAGCCCCTAGTTATACTCATAGTACTTACGTTGTCAAGCATCAACATTTATTTCAATCGGCTCAAGAAATTTTTGAAAGTGCTTGACCCATTCATACGCATCATCAAAGTTATCAAAGTAATACTCACCATGTTCTATCTTCCCATCTATTTCTATCTTACAAAGATTACAGTAAAGAAGTTCACCACCTTCATCTACACCCATCGGGCCTTCTATAACCCCCCATACTTTTACTTTCTTAACAGGATAGTCTGAATTAATTGTCATCTTTCTTTGATCCTTTTAACAGTTCTAAATAGTGATCTAGCTCTGATACAACTAACCAAGGTTGCCTGTCTGACCTATAGAAAACTACTGGTGGTCCTTTGTCATGGTTAGTTGCTTGATCCATCCAAGTGTATACAGTTTTTAAGCCTGTCTTTCTACGTTTAACTTCGATAGATATTGGTATAGACTTCTGTGCTAAGGGTGATAACTGTATATCAGCACCAGTATCACCCATAACTGTAGACTTAACATCATCAGGTTCAAGATGGTTAAAGGTTTTAAGTAAGGCATCCCTGATTTCTTGTTGACCTAACCTACCTTTTGCTTTAGCTGCCCTAGTCATAGCTACTTATATCCATGATGGTTTCTCCATTACAGTGTAGTCACCCCAACCTGTATCATAACACCAAGCTTCATCTGCTTTTGCAATAACAGCTAAAGTTTTATGTAGCTCTGCAGTAGCCCAAGCCATAACCTCTGGTCCCATTAAATGTAGATGGGAAAGATAAGGGCTTGCTTTTTCACAAGCAATAAATGCAAAGTCAGTTATGTCATAACCTGCAAGCTGGCAAGTATAAACATAGTGTGCACCTTGCAAAAAATAACCATACTTTACACACTCATTTAAGAAACCTTTGGGACTAGCATCTTGTGTAGTCTTAACATCATACACAGTTTTATTAGACTCAAGCATTAGATCAGGTCTAGTCTTTAACATTAGTTTTGATACAGGGTCTTCTACAAATATACTAATTTCATTTAACCTGTCAGGATTAGTTAAAATCTTAGAACATACAGGGTTGTCTAGTGCACCTTTAGTAATACGACTAGCTACATTAAATTCTACCTCAGTTAGTAGGACTTGGTCCTCAGTTAAGGCTTCCTTCATAGTTTTAAAAGAGCTACTTGTTTTAGTCTTTGGCCCTTTAATTACTAAGTTCTTTTCCCCTTCCAACAAGTTTGCATGAACAGCATTACCCATTGCAAATGCTGCTGATTGAACAGTCTTCTGTCCTTTCCAGTGAGCCAAAGACTTTTTATACACTGTCTTAACAGCACTAGAAGATATACCATCCATTGAATGATACTCTTTGTTAGACATGTTTGCTATCTTTTTCACTATATTTCTCATTACAACTCCTAAGTAAAGTGTGGTGCAGATAAAAAGTAATACCCACACCACTAAGTTTTATATTAGAAAGGAATTTCATCCACCATTTCTTCTACTTTTTGAGGTGGTGGTGATGTATTCTCACCTACTACATTTGCTGTAAAGGGGTCTGGACCTGACCCACCACCTTGCGGATCATAGCCTACAGCTTTAAGTACCTTTACCCTTTCTAATCTGGTAGTGGTAGTACCATACTTAGTATTTTTATAAACGTCTAACTCAACTAAAACTTCTGAACCATTGCCAATAGTACCATCAGATTCAAAAGACCAAGGTGTACCATCGGCTTTGTAAACTTTGGGTGCACCACCATCCCAATCATAAGCTGTTTCAAACTTACGAGTAAGCTTTACTGCTGTGCCTCTCCCTTCAGGATCAGGCTTACCACGACTCATACATCCTGAGTCAGTAAGCTTTTGCATATTTTCCTGATCAAGGATCATCTCAATGGTACACCGTCCGTTGGTGTCATGATAAGCACCCTGATAACCATCAAGGTCACGGTTATCTTCAAATACTTTTGCCCACTGAGCTAGTCCTGTTACTGTAATTTTTGCCATATCGACAACTCCTTTAAAGTTTAGATGTTAATAGTAGCATGTATTAAAAAGCACATGCAAGACTTTTTTAGTGTATTTCAGAATATTTATTTCCGAATTGTACATCAATACCAAGTTCTACATTTAGCTTTAACTCCTTATTTAGTTTATCCATAGCAGCAATTAGTGTTGCCTTGTGTTTATCTTCATCGCCTTTTTTAACTATATTAATAGACTCATCATGGAATTGTCCAATGATATTAGGTCTTGCTGATAGGTAGTAGGCTAACCATTTGTCAAAGCAATAAGCACCAGTGCTTTGATTAAGTGTAGAGAACACATCCTTTTCATACCTAAGTGTGTGCCAAAACTTACTGACAGGATTTTGTATCCACATTTGTCCTGCAACAGTCTTAACTTTCTTTAGATTGTCACTAGAGAATTGTGCAACAGACCAGTTTCTTTGCCAATAGGCATCAAGAAGTTTCTTTGCTTCTGGTACTGTCATACCTGTCTCCCTAGATAACTTAGCTGCTCCTACACCGTAGGTAGCAGAGTAGTTGACTACCTTGTAGTTCTTACGAAGAGACTTAAGGTCTATCTTACCTGCTTGATGCTGATCAATTTGATTCTGTGTTACAGCACCAGCATGTTTAGCTAGGTCAAGGTGTGGATCAAAGCCCTCTTGCGACATTTCTTTTACATAAGCAGGGTCATATGGTTTCATATAGTGTCTCTTAGTTGTATCTTCAAGAGAGGTCATGTCAGCACCACACAATACATAATCTTCTTTAGGTGAGATAAGGCATCCTCTTATTTCTTTACCCCAAGGCTTATCAATTCCCGGAAGATTTACCAAAGGCTTTCTGTGTTTAAACCTAAGTGTATTAGTAAGACCTTCAATACCTGCTTGTACATACCCATCTACCTCACATTCTAGAAACCCTTTAAAGATACCTAGCCTGTGTTGTATTACTGTCAAGCCATCAAGTACTTTTACATGAGGGTTGTTGCTAATAAGCAACTTAACTGACTGAGTTAGCTGACCGTTCTTACGTACTTGTGGAACCTTTCTGTCTTCTTTGTAGTCATAAGTACAAGGCTTCCAACCTAATGAAAACAACCAAGACTTAACCTGATCACTAGACTTTGGGTTGGGTTCTTCTACACCTTTTACTATCTCTATTTCACCGATATAGTCAGAGGGATGCATGTGTTCTAGAAGTAAAGCATTCCATTCTAATCCTTGTTTAGATAGAGAACCATCTTTCTTGTACATTACTTTAGGTTTTGTTTTCTTTCTAAACAAAGTACGCATAGGCATTACTGTTTTTAGTTCATCTATCTTTTCTTTCTGTTGTAGTTCTAGTTTATCTACACAATCTTGTGCAAGATCATGGTCAAGCTTCCATCCAAAGTACTCAGCAGTAAAGGCACACTTCATTTTAAATGATAAGTAATTAAGATACTTATCTAATGTATCTCTGCATTTATAAACCATCATAAATCTCTGGATAAGATTAGTCCAAAGCTTCCAGTTTATTTTAACATCTTCCTTACATCTATGTATATACACTTGTATATCTTGATCTGACCAATCAGTTACAACAGGTTTAGGTATACCAAACTCTTCTCCAAAAGACTCTAGCCCATGCTTAGGTCTGTCAGTATTAATAACCCAAGACATTGCAAGAGTATCATACAGTTTTGCTTTGATCTTAATACCTAATAACTTATTAAGTAGTGGTACATCATAACGTGTTATGTTATGACCTATCAAAACCTTTTGGTTAAGCAGTATGTTCCTCATTGCATTATAGTCACATGTTGATACAAATGTTTTACCATCTGTAGTATAAGACATACAGTGTATCTTAGTGGCATCTTTAAATAAGCCATTAGCTTCTATGTCAAAGACTATCATCACATCATCCCTCTAAAAATGTATCCTCTCTTAAGATAGTAGTAACAGGATCGTAGTATACTGAACCAGCATTACCTAGTTTAGCAAAGGGTCTGTTCTTATCTACGATAAAGTTAGTAGTGTTCTGTTCTACTTCGTCTTCACTCTCTGCATTACGTTCTATCTTAATACAGATGATTGCTTCCTCTTCCAATGATGCAGCATACTTAGTACGTCCATCATCATTAACCTGTGATATAAATATCACACCTATGTTTAGTTCCTTAGCAAGCTGTGCCATACGTGATCCTAATGTAGTTAGTGTGCTAGTAGCACCATCAACACCAGAATTAGATAGGTAGGCTAGACGTTGTACATGGTCAACAAACACATAGTCTGCACCATAAGATGATACTGCTAACCTAGTGTAGTCTAATAGCTTGAGAGGATCATCATGACTCATCATCTCAAAGATAATTGTTCTGTTGTTATCAGCATCAGCAATAGACTTAGCTGCTTCCTCTACCTGATCAAGGCTAACACCATTGTTATCTGCATCTTCTTTTGTTCTGACATTAGTCCCTAGCTGGTAGGTAGCCATAGCACGTAGTGTGGTAGACTTCATCTCTTCCATGTGTAGTAGAGCTATCTTAATCTCAGGGTCTTTAAGCAACCCTGTCTCAAAGTATCTGATTACTTCTGTCTTGCCTGTACCACGTGGTGCTTTAAGGAATGTAAGCCCACCCCTAACCATGCCACGTATCTTTTCATCAAGCCCAGTATGACCAGTAGATACATACTCGTAAGGACTTTCATTACGTAGTGCATTAGTAAAGTCATCAGCAGAACAAAAGAAGTTCTCAGGTGAATACCTTTGTGGTGACTTAGCAGCCCACATAAGACTGTTAGCCTTACCATTCTCAAGAAACTCATTAGCATCTTTGAACTCTGTCATAGGTACAAAGTAAAACTTTTCAGGGAATGCTTGATATAGTTTGTTAGCTGCTCTGCGTCCGGGATCATCAAGCTCACCAGCATACACAACTTCTTTGAATGAAGATAGATATTTCATGTTGTGCTTGATAAACTTCTCACCAATAGAGGATGAAGGCAAAGACTTAACAGGAAAGGTCTTACCTAGTATCTGATACAGACTAGCAGCATCAAACTCACCTTCAGTAATGTAAATACGTTTACCTGTACCAGCATTAAACTCTGGCCCAAACAAATGATTCATACCTACACCACGATCCTTGATCCATGATTTAGATTTGTCATTACACATACGATACTTAGTAGTATGTGGATACTTGAATGCATACCGTACCTCTTCACCCTTTGGGCCTGTCTGTATCTGTATACCATACAGCTTACATACATCAGGGTCTATGCTTCTAATGTCAGTATACTTTACACCTTGAACAGGTATGCTTTGTGGCTGTCGTTTATCTTCCAAAGGGTATTCCTCCTTGGCCCATCCAAAAGTGACAGGCATGTTTTTCATCGGGTAAGAATTGTGACAACTGAAACAATACCCAACACCCTCAGTATTCCAACTGAAGGCATCAGATGATGCACAGTCCTCATATGGGCAGGGTAGGTGAGATGTTTCAGTCATTTCTGTAGTGACTCCCATGAGATAGGAAATAAGTAATTCATTTCCTCAGATATAGTATTTGCTACTATCCTTGTTTCTAGTTGTGTATCTTCTTTACACCTAAGTTTACACATATCTGAGAAGGCGTCAAGACTCCCTGACCAATACCATTCAGTCATGGTGCTTTGTGGCAACACCATACGTGCTTGCTCTGGGCATACCCCTGCATTTAATAACTCTTGATAGGTAGCTAAAGCCTGATCATTTGAGTTAGACAAGTAGGCTAGTGTTTCTACATCAACTACACCAGCACTGCCTTGCTTTTTATCGTCAGCCCTACCTCGCCATTGATCAGGCATAAAGAACTCAGGGTCATCATCTACATACCTACGACTAATCTCATTCCATCGTAGGAACTTATGTTTGACTAG